AAGACCGTGAAGTCGATCGGGCTTAACTCAAGCGCACGATGAACAACGGCGACCAACTTAGGATGTACGCCTTTGAGGTTGTTGAGCGAGCGTTCTGAGAAAGTAAACATTATTTTTTTTGCGCGTAGAAAAGTGTGCGGTCGCCAAACAAATAAAATCCAACTGCCGAGGCAAAGTTGTTGACCGCTGGCGAGTCTTGCCCTGTCACCATCATGTACGCCCATGTACCCAACACGACGGTTGCAACGCCTGGTCGCATCAATCTGACAATCGCCTCGACCCACGGGTAGGTTGTACCTGCGCCGCCCGCTGCGTTCATCGCCTTGAACATCTCAAGGTCGGTGTTACGCATCTGCGTGTACTCGGCGACGTTGGTCGGTTTGTACACGTCGGTCTGAATAAACCGCCCGATCAAGGACTTGCCAAGATCAACGGCAAGGGGCCCAAGCGCGGCTAGGAGTGTAATCGGATCCATTACTTGTCTGCCTTGGCTTCAAGTTTATCGAACAAGCGGTCAAGCAACATCTCAACGCGGTCAAAGCGTTTGTCCATCTCGGACTTAATTGTGTCGATCTCGGATTTCTTGACGTACGCGTCGCTGACGTGCAACTTGAGATCAGCAATGTCAGTCTTGAGTTCTTTAACCGAATCCCATAACTGACGACAAAACCAACCGCCTACCGCGAGTAGACCACCGGCACCTAAGTTGATGAAGTTTTGCCAATCCATGTTACGGCCTCAAGTTGTTACGGTTTTCAGGTGCAAGGTTGTTAGTAGGTGTCATTGAATCTTTAGCCGTAACACCAACACCTGTTCGTATTGCGCGCTGGGCTCTGCTTGAATTTGCCGCTACGTCGTATATCGTACTCAAAACTTTAACACGTTCATGCGCGGGCAACACAGAAAATAATTCTTCTGCGGTTTTAGATGTTTTTAAACCTTCCGTTAAAGCGTCCATTACTTTAGCGCCAACTTTACCTTCAATTTTAGACAACATTTCATTGGCAATTGTGCCTTTAAAATTAAAAGTAGTCGGCAAACGAAACAATTTTAAGTTACCTTTTAAAACTTCAGCCAATGCCTCTTTACCTGTTGAGGCTTGGTCAGAAATCTTGATGTCGCGTGTCATTTGTTTGGTTGCGTCATCTACCGCAGCCATTTGTTCTTTGGTAAGAATCTTTGCCAAATCCCCTGATTCGTAACGCGCAAAGCCAGTAGCCTTTTTAAGTAACGCTTGTTCGCCTCGACCAAGCACGTTTAAGAATGGCATAACCCGCTCGCCACCACCAGGCTGCTCTAACACCTTCATCATGGCGTTTAAAACGGTTGCCTGATTAACCGGCCCTGATGCCTCAGAAAACAATTTACGCGCTTCACCATACGCAGGTACGCGCGTTTCAAAATCATTAATAAATTCTTTTAGTACGCCGCGTGCTGCGTTTTGTGTGTCGCGTCCAATCCCTTGTGCAGATGGCGGAGCGTTAGCAATGTCCGACAGCGCGCGCTTAATGTAGTGCAACGATTCGCCAGTAATTTCTGGAATCACAGCAGGGATGTCTTTCATAATTGGCTTGCCCGCTGCGTCTAGTACGCCGCTAGGAACCGATTCGGCAGCTTTAGCCGTACCAATAATAAAAGGGCGACCTTCCATTTTTGCTATTTCAGCCGCTTTGGCTAACGTGCCCGCTGGCATACGATCAAAAATGGTTTTTAACGCGGCATCAATAGGTACGACTGCTTTGTCTGCTGCTTCATAAAACGGTTTAGACAGCAAATCGCGCTCTTTAATGCTTTTGGCTAAATCAGGCGTTACATTTGCAATTCCTACACGCCGTGCAATTTCTTGCGCTTCTTTAGTGGTGTAAGCAATGTCGGCGCTATATACGTTACGTCCTATGACGCGCTCGTTTAACGCTTGCCATGCGGGCTTATCAACGCCTGCTGTAGCTTGAGCAGCAGTTACATCACCACCGCGCCCAAGCATATTTTTAAACGAAGGAATATCAATACCACCAAGAGTTTCAGACGCAATCTTTTTAGCTTTTAATGCTGACCGTTTGCCAATGTCTAAAATTCCGGTTGCGCCGCGAACAAGCGCGGGTGCAACACCTTCAAACATTGCGCCTTCCATAACGTTTTGCGCGGGTTCTTGCACCGTTTGGTAAGGAGTGCGGGGTGGCTTTAATCCAAGTCCTACGTCAATAGCGCTTAAACCTTCTTTTGCAATGCCGTAGCCTAAGCCCGCACCCGCCACGGTTCCGAAGGGGCCTAATGACGTACCCAACACGCCACCGCCAGCCGCGCCCAATGCTTCAATAGTTGGCCCCGCGTATTCGCGCGCGGTAACCAACCCCTTATATAAATTAGGGCTAGTTTGAGCAAAGCCTGGTTGTCGAGCAATTGGCATGCCTTCGGCAGTTTGCACAACCCCGCCATATTGTTTAGCCAACGCCTCGTAATCTACGGGCGCGGCTTCAATAACGCCGCCGTATTGTTTAGCTAAAGCATCGTAATCCATTACTTAATCCCCGCGTCTTTTTTAAACTTGGCTGCGGCTTCAGCGTCGGGCAAAGTGACCGATCTTCCATCAGGTAAAGTTACGCGCACACTGCCACCGGCTTGGGGAGTAGTTGTTTTTGGTGTGTAAGCAGGTGGGTACATGAAGTCAAATTTAGCACCTTGCGTTTCAAAATACTTGTCAAGTTTTCCTCGCGTACCTGCATCGTTGTACAAATCAATTGCGCGCTCGGCAATGTTTTTGCGGATTTCAGTTAATTTAATTAAAGCATCTTTACTCATAGTAATCGTACCAGTCATTACACCGCGCAAATATTCGCGTTCTGCCGGAGTGTCTAGACCTTTTGCGCCAATACCTAATGATTGAATCATTGGGAACACGTCAGACCCCAACATAGCATCCAAGATTTCAGTATCAGCAACTTTTTTGCCTGCTTTAATATCGTTAGAAAATTTAGCCCGAGCAGCTTCAATGTTTTTAATAATGTTTGCGCCAAAGCCTGTAATGGCATCTGACGTTTTAATTTGATCAAGAGTTTCGTATAGTTTAGGTAAATTTTCTCTTGCAGTATTTGCACTTGTAACAAGTGCAACATCGCGCTCGGCGGCCGATCTACCGACAAGTTTTGCGTACTCAGATTCAAAAACTGGCGGTGGCAATTTGCCTACTAACGGCTGACCACTTGCGTCAATCACGGGGGTAGAAACACCTGACCTTTGATCAACACGAATGTATTCACCTTTTTGGTTTTGCACTATTTGCTGCGAAGGCATTAGCATATTGTGTTGTTTAATTAACGCATCTGCTGCCGCTATAGCTTTAGGGCTACCCGCGCGAATTAATTGACTAATTTGTGTTTGCATTTGCGCTATTTGTGGCGGAACCGCATTTTCGGTAAGCGCGTTAACGTTTGCTGTTGCTGGCACTGCGGGCGTTGCGTTTAATGCGTTTACGTTTGGTTGACCAACCGGTGCAACAGGTATAGGCGCGCCACCGGCAACAGGCGCAACGTTAGGTACAAGCGCGTTAACGGGTGCAACACTGGACATAGGTGCAGCCACAGGCGTTCTGCCGCCGCCAGTCATAGGTGCTACCCCACCACCACCGCCGGTCATAGGCGCAACAGGTGCGGCTCCAGTAGGAATAGGTGGATCACCACGCAAAATCCGAGCAATATTTTCTTGTTCGGATTTTTCCATGTTTAACCGTTCACGCGAAATACCGGCTTGCAAATAACCTGGGCCTGAGGTTGTCCGTGCATTTTCACGCGATGTTTCGTCGGCTAATCTTTTTTCTGCTGAAATAGCACCGTCATAATATGGTTTAGCTATCCGACGCCAAACATCTGGGTTATTGCCTGCTTCAGCAATAACTTTTTGAGCTTGCGCTTCTGTCAATAAACCCATATCTTTTAACCTAGCAACCGCTTGTGGGCCGGTAGTTGGGTCTTGCAAAACACCACCAAAAATACCGCCAAGTAAAAGGTTAGATTTACTTGCAGCTTCTAACTGTTTAATTCGACCTTCCCCTGCCGTTTTAAAAGTTTCGCGCCCTGACTTGCCGTATTGAAGTATGCGGGGATCAGTAGGTTCCATGCCTTTTGCTAAAGCGTTTCTAGAACCTTCATTGCCTTCCATTTCTTGTTGCGCGGCCTTAATTGCTACCATTTGACCAAATTGGCCTAACATATTAGGCATTTCAACAGGGCGTACACCCAAAGCAATGCTTGGATCAATAGGCATTATGGCGCTCCAATTTAAAGTGCAGACTACACATCATATTTTTTCCCCAACACATCAAGCATTCTGTTTTGATAATATGCATTGGACAACCCGCTAATGCCGGCATTAATGGCGTTGGCTTGACCAACGTAACCTGAAGCAGCAGCGTTAGCGCCGCCAAGAAGGTTGTTGCTAACGTTTGTGCCGTATGCGCCTAAAACACCAGTTGTGCCTTGACCAAAATTGCCATACGCCGTGTTTATAGCGTTGCCCGCCGCGCCGTACGCGCCTGACGCGCCTTGACCAAACTGTCCGTAAGCAGCGTTGTTTGCTGACGCTGTGTTAGCCCCCGCGCTGCCAAAGTTTAAGTTGGCTTGGCCTTGCATAGCCGCTGCACTTTGACCAGCAGCAGCGCCCATTTGAAAAGGCTGAAGGGTGTTGCCCCGAATAGTTTGAAACCGGTTAAACGCGTTATTAAACTCTTGCGAGGCTGCTTCTTGACCAAACGCTTGTGAGGCTTTAAGAGCATTGCCCGAAATCAAACCACCTCGAGCGGCTGCTTGACGATCGACGGCTTTTAACCCCTCGGACATACGGAAACCGTAACCTGGATCAATCCCTGCTTTAAACATTTCAGGCGTAAAGTCAGCCGTAGCAAACCGACCGTAGTCTGCTGCACCTGTATTGCCGCCAACACCCAACAACGTATTGAGTTGATTAAGGTTGGCTGTGCCTGACTCGCGGTACGGCGCAAAATCTGCGCGAGTCTGTTCATACATTTGCTTTTGAAAAGCGAATGCTTCTGCGTTTTGCCCCAATTGTGCGGTAAGCGCATCGCGTTGGGCAACAAGTTGTTTATCAACCGTTGCACCCGAGGCTGTAATTTGTTTATCAAGCGCTTCTTTTTGTGCTGCAAGTTGTTCTTGCGAAATTTTATAATTTAATTCATTAGCTTCTTGCGACGCGTCAATTTGCGCGCGAGAAGCTTTTCCCGCTGCGTTGGCGCTGAGTGCTGACCCCGCAACCGTAGCGGCAGCGGTAAGAGCAAGTGCGGTGCCGGTTGCTATAGCCATGATTTAACCTCTTTTATAAACGTGCGTTCCATTGGTTTAAACCCAGCGCGAACATACAGCTTTTCCATTTTTGTAGCTCTTTCGTCTTCTAATGCAATCATAAAAAGGGCTGATGCGTTACGTTCTTTAGCCCACGTTTCGATCTGTTTAAACATTGCTGCGCCTGCGCCGCTACCTCTAGATTCGGGTGTCAACCACCACCACAATTCTTGAACAACTAACGAATTAGGATTGAAATACAACGGGTACGCAATTGCGCCACAAATCCCAACTATGACATTGTCAATCTCAGCTAACCAAACGCCTATATTTTCGTTTTGCAAAGACGAAAGATAAAACTGCCCATACCCTTCTTGATCAAAATTAACAACTCCATCAATAGGCGACGCGGCGTGAAAAGTTTCCGCTAAAGTAACGTACTCCTTTAAATCGGCTTCAGTAGCTTTTCTAACAATCATGTAAGCTCACAGTTATGTTAACCCGTGCAAACGTTTCTGCCAATGTTACTTTCACGTCACCAAACTCCCTGACGTTGTAAACACATGGATCGAATAGCCCGCCACAAGCGAGTAGGTGCCGCCCGTCATGCGTCGTGGGCCGAGGTAGCGTACCGCAGCAATACCTGACCCGCCGTTTGTGTTGTTGGCGCCACCGCCGCCACCGGTATTGACTGCGCCATTTGTGGCGCCCGTGCCTCCACCGCCTTGACCGTCGCCACCACCGCCCGTACCACCAGGGGTTATGCCCGCACCGCCCGAGCCCCAACCGCTACCACCGCCACCGTAAAAGGTTGCGCTGCCGGTCACCGAACTAGATACGCCAGTACCGCCGTTTGGCCCCGACCCTGCTGCCCCCGCACCGCCGCCACCCCCACCAAACACGTTGCTTGGGGCTGAAGCCGCTGCACCGGAATTACCTTGCCCAGCCGTTCCCGCTGCTGCGGCACTTGTGTTGGCGCTTGTGTCAATACCGCCGCCACCGCCCGAGCCGCCTATTGTGGCGTTTTGGGGCACACCTGAGTTAACCGCACCCCCCGCGCCACCACCAACTGCCACAAGCGCTTGAATGGATGAATTGCTGCCGTTAGCATTAGTGCCACCACCTGCGCCAATCGTTACGGTGTAAGTCGTATTGGTGTTGATGGCGACCGTACTAGCTAACACACCGCCCGCGCCTCCACCACCACCGTTTATCGAACCGCTACCGCCGCCGCCCGCAACGACCAGATACTCGATGTTAATGCGGGAGTTGGTTTCAAAACCAAACGCCCCCGCTGCGGCAACGCCAATGGTAGCTATGCGTGGCATTTATGCGTACCTCGTTTGCGACGCAAGCACTGTGAAAGTAGCCGCCGCAGTTTTAACAATTGCGTAGGTGTAGGCATCAATCGAATTGACGCTACCGGCGTTAGGTGTAATGCCGCCTTGCCACTTAGGTGTGACTGCCGCGCCGTCAATGGTGATTGCGCTGTTGTAGTAGGCAGTCGCACCTTGAGTGGCTAGGAAAGTTACCGTAATTGTTTGACCGATCGACATTAAGCTATTTAGCGTTGCCGAGGATGTTGACCTAAAGTTAAGCGTCCAGTTGGCAGTTGCGTTGGTCGTGTAGTACACAATGGATTGCGTACTGACGTCGTAATTGATTGTGCCGGTAGCAGCAGTTGCCGAAACAGCAGTTGGCTCAGAGATGAACCTAAAGTTGTTGTTGGTGACGTTAAGCAATTGAAATTGCGTACCGTCGTACTCAATGTAGGTAACCGCCCCTGCTTGAATGTCGCCCGCCGATAACGCCAATGTTCCAAACTTGGTAATTGACTTAACGCCTAGCGTGTCGATGTCAATCGTGACCGCGCCGGTGTTGGTGTTCTGCGCAATAAAGCTGTATTGTGCGCCCGCAGCATAACCAGTTAATGCAGGGGTAGCCAAACCGGTCAGCGCGTTTGTGCCGGCAACCGTAATTAGGTTGCTGAAAGTTGTAGTGTCGTTAATTGCGGGAATACTGTCGTACGACCCGATCTGAACAAAAGCCGAGGTTTTCAGCACAAACTTGTACAGCACCCCGCCGTCTAGCCAAATTTCATCCGGTGTGCGCCCTGCCGCGTCCAACACAATTGGGTTGGTGTTGTTAGCGGTGCCCGCGCGCGACGTGTAAGTCGTAACTGGCGTGGTAGTGCCCGCATCGTAGCTGTACAGTAAGCCACCGGTAAGCGGGTCACCGTTTGAGTCAAAGAATTGCGCGCCCGCACCGGCAAAGGCTGAAAGATTGATCGACATTAGACTATCCCTGTAATGATGCCGTTGACGACCGTCACGGTTTTAGAATCGGCTGTGGTAAACGTACCGGACGCAGCACCCGTGCCCGCGCCTAACTGTTCGTACATTGAATTGATAAACCTGAACCACTCGCGCGAGATTAGACCCGTTGCGGGGTCTACAATCGGCACACGCGGTGCGGTGATTTGTGTGGGGGTCATGCTTTGGTTGCCGTGACATCAAGTTCAACCGCCATGATGGCAATCTTGACCGGATCGGTGCCTGAAAGCTCATACACCCGATCACGCAGTTTAAGTGTCATCCCAAGGCGACGCCAAATGACGCGTTTGAAATACTCGCCCACGCCGCCCATTGATTTCCAATGCTCGTTTGACCAAGTGTGACCGCCATCATCTGACCAGCGCAACATGACTTGAGGCTGAACAAAGTTATCCACAGCGTTGATGATTTCAATCTGATCGACAATGCCAAGTGAGCCTGATATGGTCAAAGGGCTCAAGTAGATGCGCCCTGGCACTTCAACCACACCTGGGAGCCCCACACCGGTTTCGCAATCTAGTTGCAACGAATGTTGGGCGGTGCGCTTAAAGTTATTAATGCCGGTGGGCAACGCCCGCCATGAGCGCAACCATTTCTGAGTGCGTGGGCCATCTGAGTAAACGTCTAAATCAAAGGCATACAAGTTTCCGTTTTGATAGTCGCCTACGATAATTTCTTGATTAAACGACACTTGGCAATTGCTGCGGTGACGACTAAAGTCGCCGTTAGTAAAACTTGCCCGCTCATGCCATGCCTGTGACGCCACATCAAACACCCAAGTCGCTTGCGCGGTGGGGAAGGTCAAAACATAAAACGCATGACCGTCTTGCTGATAAGTGTAGGCAATGGCGTCAGAGATGTCGCCGTACTGTTGAATCTGCCACTCGACTGCGTGGGTGCTGATACGCACACCGGTGTAGCCTTGTGAGCGGTAAACAATCCCACGACCACGGTCATCCGAGCCTAACCAAAACAGCCCATTATCCAATTTGGCAACGGAAAATGTTGCAGCGCATCCAATCTCATTAAACGCACCTTGGATTCGTTGTAAGGGAAAACCCGCACCGGCTGCTGCTGCGTTGTACCAAACCTCAACCGAATTTGTACCAAACAGCCAAATCTCAGAATGGTCTGTAATGGAAGATATTAGATTGTCAGGATCGCCCTCTGCGCTTGCAAAATCAAGAGGGTCGATACTTAGTGGGTCAAGCAACGCGGTCGTCCATACGCGCTGGCTATCGGGCTCTATGAACACAAAATAGCCCGCAAGGTACGACACAGTCAATGCACCAGGAAAGTCAGGATCAGTAATCTCACCAAACGCGCTTGTCGTGGCGTTGTAAACAAAGCTCGGCCCATTGCAAGCAACAAACAAATGGTTACCGTCATCGGTCATCGACACCGGCCCATCATTGGCAACCGTGCCAAGTGTTGTAATGACGTATTGGTCGTCAACCCTATAAAGCGTATTGCCTGACACAACGTAGGCGTACCCGCCATATTGCCAAAGCCCTCGCACGGGGCCGGTGCCTACGGTGGTCAACAAACGCAAGCCTGGCGCCCTGTTCAAGAACGCGGGCTCTTGACCGCCCTCGGCAATCACCTCGGGAAACAAGTTGATCATACGGTTGTCGGCAGCGTTGACGCTGCGAGCCGTATATGCGGAGCCGAGGATAGGCGACTTCATTAGTAGTTGCCTGCGAAAATATTGAACCGCTGACGCGTTGCAACAATTGAATAAGGCAACGACATAATATCGTCAGGGTTGTTGATGCGTTTCAAGTTGCGCTTGGAGTACATGGCAATGCGCGACACTTGGGGGCTAGGCTCGACACCAAACTCAGGTGCAATCTCACACGCCAAGTTATAGCGGAATGCTCGCAGATAGCCTGGTGGGAACGCCAAAGGCGTGGACAACAACGCAGCGGTAGTCAGTTCTTCGACCGACACAATGTGCCATTCCAATACCTTAGTAGGCACCGGATAGACCGTCATCGTAATGTCGGGGTAAGTCATGTTGACAAACATAACTTGCGGGTAAGTAGACGTCACGGTCTTGACCGCAATACCGTTGTACTGTTGCTGATTGATTAGCTTAATGCCAAACGAAATGTTAGACGACGGATCACGAAAGTAAGTCGAGTCTTCTATCAGGATAGGGCGGTTACCTACGAAGTCGCCCGTGGGGCCGAGAGTGCGTGTGGCAAAGTTTGGCAACCAAGAAAAAACTTGATCTTGGGTCGAAAACACCGCCAAGCGCTCGGTGTTCCATGAGTCGATCATTTGATTGAGTGCTGCTAACGCATCATTAGCAGTCGCGGCAGACGGTTCTTCACCTTCAGCCAGTTGACCGATTAGGCGTAGCGCCCCATTGATTTGATCACCGGCTGTGGTTGTAATCATACTTACTCCGTTTTACGACGTCGTTTTAGCTCATTCACAGGCGCAGCCTCTACTTTAGGCGCGTCTAAATTGTACACTTCCCACCCGTTTTGAACATCAGCTTCGGCTTCCGCTTGCATCGTAGCAACTTTAGTGCCGTGGGTTGGGTGTTTAAGATAAATTTGCATTCAAAATCCTTGTGCGAGGGGCGAGGATCACCCGCCCCTCTTTGCATTAACCTGCGACGCGCAAGGCGACGTAGGTATTCTCAGCGGTCTTGCGAACGCGCCAATTGCAAGAAGTGTTTGCCGAAACAGCAGCGGTGCCCACCAAAGTCACGCCGGTGTTAGCCGTGACCGTAGCAGCGTTTGTGCCACCGATGTTGATGATGAAAAAGTCAAAACAGCTATTGACTTTCATGCTTGGGAAAGCAGCTTCTAGAGCTGTGCCCAAAGGCATTGTTAAGGCAGCAGCAGCACCGTTATAAGTGATGATGCCGGTTGCCAATTCAGCAGCAGTCAGAGTGGCTGCGGCTGTTTTAGCTGTAGGAGTCACTTGCGTGACCATGTTAATTTCGGTTTCGTTGCCATCGCCTAATTGATAGCCACCTGCGCCGTTTGGAAGAACTGGCATGATGAATTTCCTTTAAAAAGTTGAGAAGAGGGGGCTTACGCCCCCACTCTGTTTAGCCCCACAAACGAACGGCGGTGACCGGACGAATTGCGTTAAAACCGTACAAGACGTCCACACGGCAAGGCATACGGTCGTTGTTGATGTCGTACTGACGTACGATACGCAACGAAATACCGTTATGCACTTGGCGCGAAGCCATGTCCACACCCTGTGGCAACAGCAAGTCAGCAGTCGCCAACGTGATCGCATCTTTGTGATAGATCAAGTTTTGTGGGTACGCTGTAGCTGAACCACCCAAGAACGTCAACGCGGCGCTAGCGGCTGGGAACGAATTCACAGTAGCCAAAGCGTTAGTTGAAGTGAAGATTGGTGGTTGAACCGACAGCGTTGCTGTAGTTGTTGACGAAACAGTTACGTCAGCAGTTACGACAAATTGCTGCAAAGCACCAGTTGTCTGACGGGTCTGTGGGTTGACTGCAAACACGTTGGCGATAGTGAACACATCACCGATCTTGAACGTGGGTGAGCCGCTTGTAAAGCTGATGTCAATTGATGTTGCGCCTTGGGTAGACACAGCAGTTGCCACGATTGGGGCAGTTGGTGTGACACCGGTTGTGTGCTGAACAATCGACTGCGACATATTGATCTCGTCTAAGCCCAATACGCCTTCGCCCATCATACCGTTTTTGAACTGACGGCTGATAGTACCAGTTGGGTTAAACAGACCTTTCAGGCCCTCGACCAAACCGGCGTTGGCGGCTGGGTTAACAGTCGCATAACGTGGGTTCATGGGTGTGGCAAATTCGTTTAACTTCTACGTTAATTTATCGCCAAATATTCAGCATAGAATAGCATTTGACGGATTAATGGAAACAAAGAAACTG